AGTACAGCCACTGGAGCATTAAGATCCAATCCTTGTCCATTCCATTGCTGTGGTCTAGCACGACTGTCAGCAAAATATTGATGTACCACTATGCCACCCACGCTACGTCCTATCTGTTGCCCTAGTGGAGTTTTAGCAGGAATACGATATTCAACCACATTGGGTTTGAATACGTACATGCCGTTGACTGGAGAAAGCATTTGACTCCAAAGCAAGTCGCCCCAGAAGAAGCCGGTGCTATTTCCCACGGCTTGTTCGAGCCCAGACCAAATACGCTCAAGTTTTTGATATAGGTCAGGTCTCAGTGTGCCTGAACGTTTTTTGCTGTCGTATGTTTGCCATGCTTGTGGATTCTCAGCAAACACCTGATTGTCAAACATGTACTTGTCTTGTATGGTAAAACGTCCGTCGGGCAAACGACCAAATATTAGTGCAGGAAATCCGTCCCACTTGATAGTGACCGACCCAGGATTTTTTATCACGTATTGCAAACTGTCTAGAGCCTGTTTGGCAGCGGCCGATCCATCAAATATGGCATCTTCAGGATGTGGTTGGGCACCTGTACGTGCTTCGATCAAGATGTCGTTTATAAAATCCATTTTCATAGATTGTGACCCATAGTTCTAAACCATGCGGCACTTCCCGGAGTGACATCTTCGGGTAATGTTAGCATGCCTTTGGCCTGATCTTGTTTGGCCTGTGCCAGTTTGCCTTCTCTGTCAGGATCGCCTTTGAGTGCCGCTAATACTGTGGCTACAGAGTTTAAGTCTGCGGCATGAGCTCCGGGATTTAGTAACAGTTTGGCTGCCGCTTCGCGATTGTCTGCAACTACTGTGTTGTCATCTCTACGCATGACTGTACCACCAAATGCATCTACTTTGACGCCCAAGAACTTGCCAATGCTGTTCAATAGCATAAACAAATGGGCACCTTTGAAGTTGGGATCTGAATACATGCCACGTGGACCGTGCTGATGCCAGTCAGCAACTTGTTTGGCATTGGGGATAACCATTAGGTCAACCTGTCCGAATCGTTGTTTACCATCACGTTCAGCTGTGTAAGGAACATCAATGTGAACATTGCGTCCTTTAATTTTTGCATCGTAGCCTTTGGCCAGGAAATATTGTTGCAGAGATTTTTTGGCTGATAATGCATCTTCGGCACCAAAGTTTTTTAATGTAGCACGTTCGTCCAAGAATAGATCAATGTCTCCAGACTCTACTTTGTATCCAGCTGAACCAATGTCGGCTATGGCTTTTAATCCACTGGGAAGTTCTCTTGTGACAGTACTGACCACTGTAGGCACATCTTCTTTGGCCACAGGCTCTGTGTTGTCAAATACATTGCCGCCTTCGTAAAGATACAACATTTACTGGGCCCCGGTGCGTGCAGGATTGGTTTTAAAAACTTGTGCAGGAGGGGTGGCAGGTTGTACTATGGGGGCATTGTGTTTTTGCGGAGCATTCAGCCCAAGTTCAATGCCATCTCTGTCGGCAGCTTGTGTCAATAACTTGGCTGTGACTGCATCTACTCCTGCTTGTACAGTTTTGGTTGTGGGGTTATAGAACACCCACTGATCTTGATTGTTTACAGTAAAATATATATTTTTAAAATTATAAATCAACGGATCCCGACTGTACAATTTATATTGTTGTACCATTTGAGATGGTCCCGTGGGTTCTACAACTTTGCCAGTTCGCCAATCAATTGCCGGTTGGTTGGCAGTTTTTCTGGCTTGATCAATTTGAGCGATCATTTGCTGATCTTGCGGTGTTAGTGCAGGACCGCCTCCTTGAAAAAAAGCAACAGCTTTCTTTAAAAGTCCAGTGGCGGCAATAGTGAGCTCACGATCCGTTGTTTGACTCTGTGCGTTTAATTCGGCGGCCTTTCGATTAGTAAACCAATCGTATGCACTTTCTTGAACTATATCTTTAATCTTCACGTTTTATTTTCCTAACACCGCGTTTGAATTTGTCTGGCTCTTGAGTGCGAATACTGTTGATCAGTCTACGTTCCAACTCAGCAGCCGCTTCGGGTTCGTAGTTTTCACGTATGTAATTGATCAAGTTTATAGCACCGGCGATCACATTAGAGGCACGACTTTCCACAAGATTCTCACGATCTTTGTGTACTAACATGGTGTCTAGTTCGTCAAGTATGCTACGTGCTCGCTTTTGCAAGATATGCTCCAGTAATGTAGTATTTATGCGGGGTTATTCAGACTTGCTTTTGAGTCCAGCAATCATTTGCTTTAATTTATTGCTTTCTACGCTGGAGCCCGGCGGTGGGGCAGTATCTTTTTCTAGGTTCCATCCTTCTTTGACCACTGGATTAAGTGTGGTTGTGGGCTTGAGTTGATTCAAAATATTGGCCGCGGGTCTAAATTGACCCCCTGAACTTTCCTGTCCTTCCTCACCCGGATCAGTGATACGCATGGTTTCAATGTTGTACTCCAGGTCAATCTTCATACCAACCCCTGTACTACTGCGACTCTTCATACACTGGATTTGATAGCGTCCACGTTCTTTCATGGCTCTGCTTGTAAAGATACCAAACACGTTGTCGGCTGTGTTGATCTTTGAAATACCACCAGCAATATGACTGTGGTCAAACTCAATTTCTTCTACCGCACTACGATTCAACTGCGACGCTGTCACAAACAACACATTGAGTTCTTGCGATAAATTACGCAGTTCTTCTGCCACATATTTGTCTTTGATAAACTGATCATTGGGATTGACTTTGACACTGACTGGCATTACCAAGTCCAAATAATCAACCATCACAAAGTCTACTTTGTTGTTGGTTTGTATTTGATATTCTTTGATAAAGCTACGGATATCATTTACGTTGCTCTGTGCTGGCAGGGCTTTGATACGATACTTACCCGACTTCTTGCCCACCATCTTGACCTTGAGTTCAGTAGTTTCAATGTCCTTGCGAATGTCTTTTGTGCCTGTGCTGGTCAACATGGCATCTGTACGTAACGCAACAAGTTCTTCACTGAGTTCTAAACTTACATACACACCACTAAGTCCCGCTTGCAACCAACTGAGTGCTATGTTCATCATAACAAGACTTTTACCTGATCCGGATCCACCTGCAAATATGTTTAGTTCTCCACGACTCATACCGCCATACAAGATCTTGTCCATGGTGGGCCAACCTGTTGACACTTGTCCGCCCGAGTTGTAATACTTGTCAATACGTGTTTTGGGATCAGCAAAGTAGTCTGTACCTAGGTCTTTGGTTAAGCTGATCTGTACCGCATCTTTGATCAGTTTTTCTACAGGATCATAGTCGCCTTCTTCCAACAGGTCTGCGGCTTTGAGAATAGCACGGCTAAGTTCTTCCTTGCGACTGAATCCTTCAAACTCCTGCATGAACCATTCTTGATGTCCATCAATGGCTGTGGGAATAGGTTTAAGCTCTACACCAGTTACTGCTCGGATCTGTTCGTATGTGGGTAGTGTTTTATACTCTGCTGAGTGACTAGCAATAAACTTGGCCACATCACGCAAGCTGCGATCAAAGTTTTCTGGATTGTAAATGTTTTGCACCCGCACATAACTCTGTGCGTCCTGCATCATCATTTCTAAGAATAGTTTTTGTATTTCGGGTGTGTAATCAGTGGCCATAGTTAATTATATATTTTCTTTTTACGTAACTCAATTTTTAATCGGTTCGATTGTCTGGCTTCCAATATTGTTTTAATCACAAACAATTTACCAAATGCTTCTACTGCACTTGCAACGTCTTTGTGTGTTTCTTGCCATACAGGAAAACTCACCGACCATCCATATTCAATAGCTGTGTCAACTAACCGAGCACCAGCCCGATCTGCATCAGGTACCACAATCACTTCACGTCCCAGGCTATCAATAATGTCTGCTTGAGTCTCATGACATTCATTGCCTAAGATAGCAACTCCATCTACAGCCATGGCATCAAACGGACCTTCGACCACAATGACAAATTTAGCATCTTTCAACTGTTTATCCACGTTGAACACATAGTTGGGTTCGTGACTGTTGTGATACTTGGGTTTTACTGAGTCATCAAACGTTCTGGCAGTATAACCAATGATCTGATTGCGCCAAGTAAACGGTACAATCACACGACGATTCAAATTGTACTGTGTTTCTGGTGTCCAGTAAAACTCGTACCGGCTCAAATCTACTTTTCTTGTGGCCGAGTACAGTACAGCATTGTGAAATTCTTTGGGCACATCTCTATTATTGTTCAGGGTATAAAAATTACTTAGTGCGTGAAATGATTGTGCTTCTTCGGGCAAGGGTCGAGCTTTGAAATTGATTTCTTCTTGCTCTGCCGCTTCCACCAATGTTTCCGGAGCTACCAGTTCACGTATGCGGATAGCATCGATCACTAGGCGTTTTACTGTGCCTTCGTCTGCACCCAACCACGATAACAGTTTACGGAACTTGTAGGTCAAATGACGTCCAGGAACATAACTGGCCTTGAAGTTGCAATTGAAACAATGATAGCTGACACCGCCATCGGCGTTCATAACTAGTCCACCACGTCCTCTGGAGTCTGCCGATTCGCCGTTGTGAGAACAGCACACACCGTTGAAACTGATCCAGCCCGATGTGGCGTTGGTTTTACGTTTGTGCGGTAATATTTGGACGACTGCGTCGCGAATAGAGTTCAACATTCCTGCTAGTATAGCAGAATTTTTGGATCAAGTCAAATTATTTAAAGTTTGGCCCGTGTACCCAAAGTGCAGCACTATAACGAGTACCTTTGGTTACTGCTGTGGCTCTGTGATTTAGGTAACTAGGAAAAGCAATCACAGATCCTTTTTTTAGTACCAGTTGAGCAGAATCGCAGTTTTGTAATTCAAAATCTCCACCTGCAAAGTCTTTTGGATCACTTAGTAGTGCTATCACCGTTACTTTTCTGCAAGTATCACCGTCGGTTAAAAAGAAAGTGTCTTGGTGCCAATCATAAAAATGGCCAGTTTTGTATTTGGCCAATTGCACCTGCTCACAGGTGCTGATATCCATGTTCCACCCAGTTTCTCGATTGGCGTAATAAGCATTGTTAAGCATAATGCCTTCTAACCAATGATTTCTGTTGGCCCAGGCTATGCTGGTTTTACGTAGTCCGTCGGGTGCGATTTCATTGTTTATTCCAATTCCTGCTTCGGCATCAACCATTTGTTGACGTTCTATCAACATTATGTCACATAGTTGTTCAGGAATAGCGTTGTGTCGAATCCAGTAGTAAGGTAAATTATTTGCCATGCTAATACTTATCTAAAAATAAAATTGAATTTTTATTTTATTAAATTTTACGGTAATGCCAGTGCTGAATATTGTGCTTTGACTGTGGTATAGTTACTGGCTATTTCGGTTGTGGTTAATGCACGGCTGTACACACGAACTTGGTAAAAGGTAGTTGCCGATCCGATTGTTATTCCTGGCATAGTATATCAATAACCAAATCTTGTTTTATAGGCAGCATGTTCAGCCTGTATCTCAGCCAATGTTAATTCTTTGTTCCAGACCTTGACAAATCCCACATCAGCGGTAACTGCTTCAGAGATAGTAGTTGTATTTACGAATCTTCCAAATAATCTCAATCCGTTGAATCCATTGTTAGTTGCGCCAGTACCATTGGTTCCGCTTGGAGCTGTGTTGGTTGCTATATAACTTTTTGCTTTGCTTGCACCGGCAGATCCAGTATTGGTAAACCATATAAAATGCCAGGCGGTATCTGCGGCGGTTGAACTTGATCCAACAAAAGCATCAGCATAAGCAATATCCATACGACACGTTCCCGATCCCCATAGTCCCATTAAAAAATCAGGTGAGGCTGAGTTGGCATTTAATAGCCTTCCGGGAGTAATGCCATTCCATTTGTATGCCATGCCAACCGTAAACGCCTGTGTGCCACCGCTGTAATTTGGTCCAAATGTCATAAAGTCGGTGGTGTTGAAGGCGGCACTGGTTACTCTAAATACTCCACCATTAGCACTATTCCAACTCATCCTACCACTACCATTGGCTACAGCAATAGTGTAAGCACCAGTGCCTGCTATGGTACTGCCATTGGCGGGCACAGCTGAATAGTTGGCCGCATCCAGGTTAAGGATTGCGGTACTAGGTAGAACATCAACTACATAGCCAGTGTTGGTAAGTTGTATGCCAGAGATAATCATTACAATATTCTCTTGGCCACAATCGCACAATTACCGGCTCCAACAGTTTGAGCATAGGTTACAGTATACATACGTCTTAAGTCTTGATCTTGTAAGGTCACTATAACTGTATCACCACCGCTGCCAAGTGTAATGCCTGTACCAAGTACTGTAGGCGAAGTAGTAATTGCGCCGCCGGTGCTGGTATTACCAAAAAACTTGCCGCCGGTCAAGTTAGTAACTGAACTCCAGAAATAGTTTAGTGTACCACTTACGCTACTAAATGCTGGAGAACCATTGGAAAATACGCTGGCACTGATGTTGTCAACGTTGGCATAGGTATTGCCTTTCCAGTTGTTGTAACCGGTTGTGGCCATTGTGGTTGTAACATTACCTATTGTTACGTTGCCAGAGACAGTAACGTTTGGCATTGTTACCATACCGGTGTTGCCAAACACACTAGAATAGCTACCAGCAACCAATGTCACGTTGCTACTGGTACCGTAGATATTACCAGACTGCAAATTGGCCTGTATACCGGTCAATGCAGAACCGTTACCAACAAAATATGAGGCTGTTACATTTGCTGTACTCACAATGTTGGTTGCAAAGTTGGCCAAGTTAGCAACTACGTTGGCGTTGCTGTAAGTGCTACCTGCAGTCACAGTTGATAAAATGTTTACGCCATTGGCAAACAGGTAGCGTGG